GTAGAATTTATGATAAACTATAACTGTATTTTTTTATCATCTTTTCCATTGCTTGTCACAGGGAAAGTTGAAGCCTCACACTCAAAATTTGGCGATGGAGAGTGTGAGGATTTTTTATTTTAATATTCAAAACCATCCACTAAAAATAGAGGGATTTCTTTCCCTTTATATGAGTGAGTTCCGTTTGCTCTGACATAAAATTTCGAGACTTTAGTTACATCAAATTCTTCCTTGTCATCGACAAAGAGTTTTAAAACAGCTGGTTTATCTATATCTCCGTTTAAATGTATTAAATATTTGGTAAATACGCTACTTGGATCAAGAACTTCAACCACACTATCATCAATTACTAATTTCGTATTATCAGGCCATGCGCCATATAAATTGTTGTCAGCTATCCTGTAATCTCCGATAGGTGTATTCTTAAAATCTTTAGCTGGTTGTATCTTAGCTTTTCCTTCTGATTTCTCGAGACCTTGATTGGTTGTAGACACTTTTGGTTTATTATCTTCACACGCAGCTAGAAAGGAAGTCAGAAGTAGTAGCGTCATCAATGTTGTTATCTTCTTCATAAAATTGACCTTTATTAAAATTCAATAATGCTTGATATTCTTCTTTAACCATTACTTCTTCAGTAGTGGTTTTTAAATTATAATACTCCATGAAATTCAGGTAGTTAAATTCATAAGGATCATCCAATTCCCCTAAAGCATCAACCAACAGATGATGAATCATATTTCTATTAGCTTCATTTTCACATCGTAGTATAGCATTATGATATTCTTCTTTAGTATGTTCTAAATGCCCTAATTCATGTAATATTACTTGTTTTTGTTTTTCAGGAGGTAATTCCCTACTCACAAATACAACTTTAATTTCATCTATATAGATGCCATTTCTGTTCCACAAATCCTTGTCAAAATACTCTATTCTGACACCATGTTTTTTGCAGATTTCTTCAATGCTCATAATCTTCCTTTGAGATATATCTCAATAATATTTTGGATAGCTTCAATGTCTTTTTCATTTAATGGTTTTCCATCGAATGTTTTAGCATTTTCAGCCATCTTACGTAGGTCAGATGTGGTATATTCTTCTTTAACAGGTTTTTCAATACCTAAAATATCATTAGTTGATGTATTGAAAATCTTAGCTAAAGCAATCAACTTCTTACCAGTTGGTAAGTTCACACCACTTTCCCATTTTGAAATAGTGCTTTGTGATTTATATCCTAGCATTTCTGCCAATTCAGACTGCTCGATATTTTTTAATTCTCTTAACTTTTTTATTCTTTGTCCTATAAGGACATGTTTTTCCTTGTCGACCATGATTGTTTCCCCTTATTTTTTCTAACTATATTATACAAAAATAATGATTTATAATCAAATTAAATAGAAAAAAATTTAAAAAAATATGAAAAAAAATCAAAAAAGTGTTGACAAATGATTTTTAGTCATGTATAATGGGCTCATAAATCAAAATATGATTTAAAATCATAAAAAGAAAGGAGTCTTAAATGGCACAACCAACAATTACTATAGCAGAGTTGAGAGCAAGACATGATAAAATGACTCAATCACAACTCGCAGAATTAGTCGGAGTTCGTCCCCAGACGATTAATGCTTGGGAAAAGGACATTACATCTATTAAAGCTCAGCACCTTTTAAAATTGTGTGAAGTTTTAGGAACAACTGCAAGCGACCTTTTAGGGGTTTAATTTTTTACAAAACATATGATTTTAAATCATGTTAGAGAGGAGAAAGATATATGCCAAGACCGAAACATTGGCCATATGTTGCTAAAAAAACACAGGAAGTCCACGATTAAGCAGTTTGTCCTTACGTGACAATAAATTGTTTTTGGATTCCAAGGAATTAACAGGAATAAAAAATTATGAATTGAAAAGACTAGAAGAAACGACAAGATTTTCTGAATTAAAAATTACTTTACTTGTTAAGTTGGTCTGAAATAACTTTTGAAATGACCTCTACAGAGATGTCTTTTAAAACATTCAATGAAAACGAGCCCACTTTTGAAGCTATGCTCTTAGTTTTATTCCAATTTGTATCTTGTCTAATGTTAGCTAGAAACTCGTGCGCTTCTGGAGACAAGTCAATAATAATTGCGGATAAGTCAAAAGTGTAAGATACTTCTCCAATAAAAAATCCTGCGTAATCTGCTTGACGAATGTGATAAAAAACAGTATCTACTCCATATTTATCAAACAAAGGTTCTTCATTTTCTTCGTTGTAGATCACAACATTATCGAATGTAGATTTTGCTTCGACATCAAGCAATAGGTCACGGATGCAATCAGGATTTAATTTCATTAGAATTACCTCGTTTTTATTTTGATTATACCACATTTGAAAGGGGGGAAAGAGAATGGTAGAGCCTTTCTTAATTGGCTTTGTTTTCGGTAGTTTTCTGTGCTACATTGTCGCTACTCTGATAGGCGCTGTATTGGATTTTAAACTTCAGAAGTGGCAACAACAAAGCGATAAAAGCAATCCAACCAGTAAGGATTGAAAACTGTAATTCTGTGAGAGTCAAGGTAGCGACAGCTATCACTGTAGTCGCTAAACCTACAGATGAAATGTAAGTTGTGATTTGTGTATAAACTTTATCAGGTATCAATTTTCTATTTCGTCCACATGAAATACAGTAATAAATTGAACCGAAAAATATAAAGCAAAGAATAAGAACGAATACAATAGCAAGGATTCTTTGTTCTGTAAAAGCTTTCAAGAAATCTGTTAACAGTGAATCAGAAATAGGATAGAAGGTAGTAAAAAGGCGAAATCCTACGATAACTGTCAAAATCGGAACTATGACACCATATAAGACGATTTCCTTTAGATAGTGAAAAAATGAAGATTTCATTATTCTCCTCCAATCGTTTTTATTTTATTATACCAAATTTAGAAAGGAATACTATGAACGAAATATTTAATTTTCACGGACAAGAGGTCCGTACTATGACAATCAATGACGAGCCTTGGTTTGTTGGAAAAGATGTTGCTGACATCTTAGGATATAGCAAAGCAAGAAATGCAATCGCCCTTCACGTTGATGAAGATGACGCCCTAAAACAGGGCCTCACAGATAATCTTGGAAGAACACAAGAAACAATCATCATCAATGAATCTGGACTCTACTCTCTCATTCTTTCAAGTAAGCTTCCAAAAGCGAAAGAATTCAAGCGCTGGGTGACATCAGAAGTTCTTCCAGCTATTCGCAGACAAGGCGGTTTTATCCGTGATGACCTAGATGAAGATGCCTTCATTGCTCTATTTACTGGACAGAAGAAATTGCGTGAGCAACAAGCCAGCATGATTGAAGACATCGACTATCTCAAAAATGAACAACCAATCCATCCAAGCTATGCTCAGTCGCTATTGAAGAAGCGTAAGGCTCGAGTAGTCGCTTGCCTTGGTGGAATCGACAGTCCAGCTTATGCAAACAAGACATTCGCTCAATCAGTCTTCAGACAAGCTGAGATTGATTTCAAGGATCATTTCAACATCAGTCGCTATGACTTACTACCAAAGAAATTCGCTGAAGCAGCATCGAAGTATTGGATGACTTGGGAGCCATCTACCAATACTAAGATGAAAATCATGGATTTGAATGCTTTTAACATAGCTCAGAGAGGATGAAAATTAGAACACAAAAAAGCACCTGACGGAAATCAGGCGCATACTTAAATAATTAAAACCATTATATCACAAAAATGCTTGCCCGCATAGTTGAGAGGATGTAGAAAATGGAAGGAATAACATTACAATTACGATTGGACGGCGAAAGTGCTGAATTGTTCACGAATCAATTATTGGCTTTTGCTGAAAAGCAGGTCAAGGAGCAGTTAGAGAATGATCGCATGCCAATCAATCAACAAGCTTTGATGAAGAAGTTCGGCTTTACTCATGGCTATGTTAAGATGCTAGAGCGCAAAGGATTAAGATTTCGTAAGCAGGGGAAAGATACTATGTACGATGTCAATGATGTTTATGAGATTTTGGAATTAGAAAAACAAGTACGGAAATTAAGAGCATAAGGAGAACAAAATGACAGAACCAACTGCATCAAGCCAATTGCTTGGCTTACTAGTTATTTTTATCGGGTTCTTTATCCTGATGATATTTACAGCTAAAAATGAAAAATCGGATGAGCAAAATGTAGTGATCATCATCGAAGAAACTGAGGATTTTAGAGAAGTTGCCCGAAGAAACTTGAAAAATAGCGATAGGAAATCTACCTACGATACCCAGCCACCTACAGGACTGGCTTCATCGCTTGAGGATGTACCACAAGTTTTTAGAGCATGCATCGAAGATTATGACAGACTGGCTAGCGACTATCAGGAAGAAGCAAGAAATAATG